AACCGCAAACGTTACGTTCAATTCAGTTAATGCCGACCTTACTGGTGATGTAACTGGTACTGTTTCGTCACTTTCGAACCACGACACTGGCGATCTTGCCGAGGGTTCAAACCTATACTTTACAACTGGTCGCGTAGAAGACGCAGTTGACGGTTATGTATCAGGCGGCGTAGGTCTATCTTATGCTAACGGAACTATCGATCTTGACAACACAGCGGTAACTGCTGGTTCGTACGGTTCAGCTTCTGCAATTCCAACTTTCACAGTTGATGCACAAGGTCGTTTGACTGCTGCTGGTGAAGTATCTGTCTCGACAGATCTTTCGGTTGCTGGTGACACAGGTACTGATTCCATCAATCTTCTTGAAGAAACACTAACTTTCTCAGGCGGAACAGGCGTTGCGACTTCGGTTTCTAACGGTGAAGTAACAATCGCAATCGGTCAGGACGTTTCGACAACTGCCGACGTTACCTTCAATGATGTTACTGTAACCGGTACATTGAATTCGGATGACCTTACTGCCGAAAACGTTACTATCTCTGGTAACCTAACAGTCGCGGGTACAACTACTACAGTTAACTCGACAACTATCTCAGTAACCGATCCAATGGTCTTTGTTGGTAACGACAACGACGCAACTGATGCGGTTGACATCGGTCTGTTCGGTATGTATGATACTTCGGGTTCGAAGGATCTATTTGCCGGTCTATTCCGTGATGCAACTGATAACAAGTGGAAACTATTCCGCGATCTAGAAGTTGCGCCAACGACAACTGTTAACACATCCGCTGCCGGTTACACTGTTGCAACTCTTGTTGCCAACCTTGAAGGTTCGCTTTCAGGTGGAACAGTTTCCGGTCTTTCTTCAGCAATCGCTGTTGCAGACGGTGGTACTGGTGTGTCAACACTAACTGCTAATGGTATTCTCTTCGGTGGCGGAACTTCTGCTATCCAAGCAACTGCTGTTGGAACTGCAGGTCAAGTCCTGACATCAAATGGTTCAGGCAATGCTCCAGCGTTCGGTAATATCGACGGTGGTACATACTAATAAATAAATGAAATGGGGGGAGGGATTTTCTTCCCCCCATAATTCTTGGAGATACATAATGGACCAAACAAAATTTATTAACTCGTATATTGCTAATCTTGCAGAACGATTGAAAGCTTTAACGCTTGATAACATCATGTTAAACACACAACTCACGATGGCAAACGAAAATGCCAATGAGTTGATGCAAAAGATTCAAGTATTAGAAAACATTCAAAGCGTTCCTGTTCCAAAATCGGATTACATGGGTTTAGACGGTAAGTTGAAGTCTGACTATACATATGCAGATGAGACCAATGAACCATATGTCCTTGACGAGGTTGAGCAGAATCCAGAAGGAAATTTAGATGTCGACAATAGTCCAGGTAAAACGAAGTGAAACCCAAGGCGCAGAACCAAGTGCAGCAGATCTTGCAGTTGGAGAATTGGCGATAAATTTAGAAGATCAAAGAATCTTCTCGAAAAAAACTGATGGCACGGTCGTAAGTCTCGGTGGTGTTGAAGTAAATGATGGAACGAATACCACGTCAGTGGCGACGATCTCATTTGCAGACACTATCTTCGGAGACTTCAGAGTTGATACTGACACAACTCCTGGTGTAGCAATCGTTCGCCTCAATCAAAATGCAGATTTAGATTACGGACTGATCACAGATTCGGTTTATGAATATAACTCAATTGATTACGGGAGTCTATAATCATGGCAGCCAGAGTAAAACTTAGAAGAGGTAGTTCCCTTCAGCACCAAGCATTCATTGGCGCAGAGGCAGAACTTACAGTCGACACAACCAACTGGTCAGTAAGAGTCCACGACGGTTCTACAACTGGCGGTCACGAATTGATGAAGAACTCACTTGAAAATATCCAAGACGGTGCCATTCTCGATGGTGGAACATACAACTAAATAGAGTGGGATTAGGAGATAAAAATGGCAACGATTTTACAACTTAGAAGAGGAACTACTGTTCAGCACTCTACCTTTGCGGGTGCTAACGGCGAAGTTACTGTCGACACAACAAAAGATACAATAGTTGTTCATGATGGAACCACTGCAGGTGGAAGTCCTCTGGCAACTGAAGCATATGTTACATCGCAACTATCTGCGGCAGATAACACTGATGAAATTACAGAAGGTTCAACTAACCTTTACTTCACAACTGCTAGAGCGAGAAGCGCAATCAGCGCAGGTACTGGTATTTCTATTACTGATGGTTCTGTTGCTGTAGATTCAACTATTGCGACTAAGACCTATGCTGATAATGCAGCAACCACGGCAGTTGCCAACGTTATTGATACTGCTCCTGCAGCATTAAATACATTGAACGAACTTGCTGCGGCGCTCGGCGATGATGCTAACTTCTCGGCAACAATCACTACAAGTATCGGAACTAAATTAAATTCTTCTGCGGTAAGCGCATTTGGTTTAACTCTAGTAGATGACGCTGATGCTGCTGCTGCTAGAACTACACTTGGTCTTGGCACTGCTGCCACCACCGCTGCTACTGCTTATGCTACTGCGGCACAAGGTGCTACGGCAGATGCGGCTCTACCAGCAGCAAGTGTAAGTGCGTTCGGATTGACTCTCGTTGATGATGCTACTGCCTCTGCTGCCAGAACTACTTTGGGACTAGGCACTGCGGCAACAACTGCGGCAACAGCATATGCTACTGCGGCGCAAGGAACTAAAGCAGACGCTGCACTTCCATCGGCAGATTTTAATAGCACGTTCGATACGAGACTGGGCACAAAGTCCACAACAAATCTCGCCGAAGGTACAAATCTTTACTTTACAACGGCAAGAGCAAGAAGTGCTATCAGCGCAGGTACTGGAATTTCTATTACCGACGGTGCTATCTCGACAACCATTACTCAATACACGAATGCTCTAGCAAGAGCCGCAGTTTCGGTAACAGATTCCGGAGGCGATGGTTCGCTTGCTTATAATAATTCGACTGGTGTAATTACTTACACTGGACCAAGCGCATCAGATGTCCGCGCTCACTTTAGTGCTGGTACTGGTATTACAATCACCAATGGTGCAGTCGCGGTCGACTCAACTATTGCAACAAAGACTTATGCAGATAACGCAGCAACCACGGCGGTTGCTAATGTTATTGATACTGCTCCTGCAGCACTAAACACTTTGAATGAATTGGCAGCTGCTCTGGGCGATGACGCGAATTTCTCCGCTACTATTACTGCGAGTATCGGCACAAAGTTAAATTCTTCCGCAGTTAGTGCGTTCGGACTCACACTTGTAGATGATGCAGACGCCGCAACCGCTAGAACTACATTAGGTTTAGGAACTGCCGCCACTACTGCCTCTACTGCTTATGCAACCGCAGCACAAGGAACTAAGGCAGATGCAGCACTTCCAGCAGCAAATGTCAGCACTTTTGGTGGGACATTAATCGATGATGCCGATGCTGCAACCGCAAGAACAACACTTGGTCTTGGTACGGCAGCAACTACAGCGGCTACTGCTTACGCTACTGCAGCACAGGGAACTAAAGCGGATAATGCTCTGCCAGCAGCGAGTGTTAGCACTTTTGGTTTAACTCTAGTAGATGACGCTGATGCTGCTGCTGCGAGAACCACGTTAGGATTAGGAACCGCAGCAACTACTGCTGCAACTGCTTATGCTACTGCTGCCCAAGGCGCGACAGCAGATGCAGCACTGCCTGCATCTTCATATACTGCAGCAGATGTTCTGACTAAACTGAAGACGGTTGATGGTTCTGGATCAGGACTTGACGCAGATCTTCTCGATGGTAACTCAAGCGCATATTTCCGCATCAATGTTTACAACGCAGCAGGGACTCTATTGAATTAATTATGCCTACAATTATGCAATTAAAACGAAGTGAATCCGCAGGTTCAGTTCCATCAGTAAGTGATATTGCTGTTGGAGAACTTGCGGTAAATTTAGCAGATGGTGTATTATACTCTAAACGAACAGATGGTAGTATCATCGAAGTCGGCGGGTATAACCCTGAGTTTTTCACCGTTCCAGAAGTAATCGATCTTGGTGATATTACAGGCGCAAATCCGGATGTGTATGACATGGGTTCATTATAAATAGTCCCAAAGAGGACAACATATGGCAGTTTCATCAAGACAAGGTTTAATAGATTACTGTTTACGCAGACTTGGGTTTCCAGTAATTGAAATCAACGTCGATGATGATCAGGTTTCTGATCGCATCGACGACGCTTTACAATACTTTCAAGAATACCATTTCGATGGTGTCGAGAGACTCTATCTCACACATAAAGTAACAACTGCAGAATTGAAATTCTCAGGATTATCCGCGCCATCATTCGAACAGAATGAACAACTTATTGGTCTTACTTCTGGCGCATCATGTATATTGTATACAGTAAATGGCATGACTGCAAGAATCACAAATGTTAAAGGAACCTTTGTGTCAGGTGAAACCATAACAGGATCTGTATCGGGATTTAGTCGTGCATTAACAACTACTAATTTCTACACTCCAGGAAATATTCAGAACGGATATATACCTCTACCAGATTCAGTTATTGGTGTAATTCGCGTGTTGCCAGTAAATGGTCCAAGTTCTGGTATGAATAATCGTAACAACATGTTCGATATTATCTATCAGTTCCGCCTAAATGACATGTATAATTTGCTTTCTGCTGACATGGTTTACTATACGCAGGTCCAACAGCATCTGTCGATGCTCGACATGCTTCTAGTTGGCGATCGTTCATTCAAATATAATCGTAAAATGGACAAAATGTATATTGACATGAATTGGGAAGAAGTATTAAATCCTGATGACTTCATCGTCATTGAATGCTATCGTATCCTAGATCCTTCAACATATACACAAGTCTACGATGACATGTTCCTAAAACGCTATTCTACTGCACTGATCAAACGTCAATGGGGCGAGAACATGAAGAAGTTTGGCGGAATCCAACTTCCAGGGGGTGTTATCCTAAATGGTAAAGAGATCTACGACGAAGCAGTCGAAGAAATTTTAACAATTGAAACCGAAATGCAATTGAAGTCAGAGTTGCCTGTCGATTTCATGGTTGGATAAAACATGACCACGAATTTTTACTTTCAATCTGGCAATACATCTGGAACCACGAGCGAACAAAGTTTAGTGGAAGATCTCATCATTGAAAGTTTGAAAATCTATGGTCATGATGTATATTATCTTCCGAGGCAATCTGGTAATCTAGACGGTATACTTGGCGAAGATGCACTGTCATATTTCAATCAATCACATGCTCTTGAAATGTATCTTGAGAATGTTCAAGGATTTGAGGGGGAAGGCGAACTCTTTACTAAGTTTGGTTTCGAATTTAGATCTTCAGCAACATTCGTAGTCGCCAAGAGACGCTGGGAAGAAGGAGTTATGCAGAACGTAGGTGGGGTTGTCGCAAACCACACAGTGCAACTTCCCGATAGACCAGCAGAAGGCGACTTATTATATTTCTCGAAAACTAAAACATTTTTTGTAATCAAGTATGTAGATTTCTTAAATCCATTTTACCAACTAGGTAAGATACACACATTCAAATTACAGTGTGACGTTTTTGAATTTAGTTCTGAGCGAATTGACACGGGCATATATGAAATTGATTCTATAAATCAATCCAGTCAAGACATGTATCGCTTCCAATTGCTGTTGCAATCAGGTGGTAATTTACTAAATTCCAGTGGAGACTCTGTTATTCTTGAACAGTATGCAACTACAGATACTGATCCGCAATCAGATAATGATGAATTTGAAGCAGAAGCAGATGACATTTTAGACTTCACAGCATTCAACCCATTCGGTGAGGTTCAAAAGAGAGTATAATGTTTTTACGTCAACACTTCTACCACCAACATATCAGAAAAGCAATCGTTGCTTTTGGCACAATCTTCAATCAGATTTCTGTCAAGAGATACAATTCTGATCAAGAACTCGTGCAATCTGTTCGCGTTCCGTTAGCATATTCACCAAAAAATAAGTTTCTCGCTCGTATAGCAGAAGTCCCATCAACCAACACGCAAGCAGCGGCAATTATTCTTCCGCGAATGGGGTTTGAGATAACAGGATTGCAATATAATCCTGCGAGAAAAATTAAC